ACGATCAAGTGAGCGGACCTGGTAAGCATCATTTGATTTGCCCCATTAGCCCACTAGACCGTCTTCCTAATTTCTGATTAGTCTAGTTTTTGGGCATTCTATTTAACCTTTTTTATGTTTTCCAATTTAGATAGTTTTGTCTGATGCCTACCTCTGATGATCACTTGTTAATTAGATACTCTTCAATTGATTGTTACTTATGTCCTTATTCTTCACTCAGACCTCTACTATCACCTGGCTCAGATGGATTCTGGTTAACAGGTAAAAATATAGTTTTTCTTATTTATGTAAATGGTATGCCCTATTCTATGCATAGGGTGATGAGAATGTCGCCATTCTACTTATCGCAAACTTTAGCTCTCGCGGCGATTGTGAACAATGAGTGAACCTTATTTTGTTTCCGATGACAGTGTACTTGTTCTTTCCTTCCCTAATGGCCATAACTCCTGGAAGGTGACTCAGAATTGATGTCTTGACTCTATGTGGAATGGGTGTGTGCCCTTCTGTAGACAGAGCTGGTGCCCATTTGTATGAACTTCTTACTCCTACTTTTTCTTGGGACCGTTCCCACTTCAACTTCCAGTTTCTACTTAAAATAACAGGTAACTGATTTTGTAAGTCTTCCAATTGTGACAGGGCTAAGGTCATTAACCTCTCAAATAACTTCTCAGTCATATCTGCATGCAAGTAATATACAGTATTTCCTTGAGTATCATACACGAATGATGGCCTCTTACCTGTCCTTAAAGAATAATAAAGTTGCGAGAAGTCTTGTTCTTTCCAATACATGATCGTAGCATCCTGAAACCAGGTGTCTAAAAGTTGCTCCCTAAAACTTGCTAAATATGTGTTGTCTAAATATTGGTTGACATGATCAAGGTACTCTCCCGGATGGAACCTTCCCATATTCTCATGGGCAAATCTCATCTTGTCATATATGGCTATTGTGGCATTGTATGACAAGTATTTGTGATTGATGATTGTTTGTCTCGGTTCACTCATATAGACCCACAGTTCTCCAGAATGGAAACCAACAGAAGGGGTTTGAAATATCACCCAATCCGAGAAGCAATGCCTCATACATTGAATCAATTCAGCTATCTCAGAAAATTCCTTGAAGTCAAATTTGTGCAAGATACGGGTTGTTCCAGATTGGTAATACATCATGACAATCTGGGAAGGACTCATTATTGCCCCTGAGTAAAGTAACTCAACCTCGCTGATGATCAGATCTATTTGTTTATCATGACAGAAGGTAGACAATGTCTTTGGGAAGTTCGGGTTGGATACATCTGACAGAAGGTCTATTGTAGACGTTATGTCTATCTTTAGATGACTGGAGTAATGTGTTGGGGGCTTTGATAACCTCAAACAGTGCTGGACTCCGGGTGATGCATCGATCAATGTCCAGGAATAGACTCTAGAGTTTTTGCACATGAACTTGCACATAACTGAGGAATATCCGAACCCATCTCCTAATACTAAGATTGCGCCGTAATCTCTAAGAGACTCTAGAGCTGACAGCCCTTCGTGAATTCTATATAAAGCCTTAGTAGGGATGGAGTAGGAGTATCTTAGTTGAACATTAAGATCTGGCCTCTCTAAGTATTCGTTTCCCGGGACCTGATGAGGGAACTCGGAGTACCCCTGGATTTCAGAAGACTTCACCAAGATCTGTGATGTTCCCTCACTTCGAGTCAACGATAACCTACTAACTTCAGGTGAGTACTGTTTTCTAGGAACAGATGGGATCGTATCCCCAATTGTCTCTATATCCATGACGATTTTCTTTAACATCCTCCAAGCCTTTAAGGTAAATACACTATGACCCTGATTGCATCTGATTCGAGAAAGATCGTCCCATGCATAATATGATCGAATTCTACATGACATCCCTGCTTGGATACAATCCGAACATTGTGCCTTAAATCCTCCCCTCCAAAACAATAAATTGCTTTTAAGTAATATCCCGGGGTCTACTTTGACAAGTGGTGACACTATCCAGGATGAGTTTATCTTGATCTCCGTTGTTTTCTGTGCAAGCCTAATCAGTGAATTCTTGGCTGCAATTCCGATTGATGTCGGTGTGGCTGGATAACTGAGAGGCATCACTGCCCATGGCAAGTCTGAGAGTTCACGCACTGTCTCCTCCCATAAGTAGAACCCTGCTAAGATTGAAAATGATGAAGGGGGACTTTCCCATATTCTTCGAATGATCGATTTCTTTAGAAAAGACCATGAAGGGAATACTTCACCAGACATGACTCGAGGAGTACTCGATATTCCTATCCAGATCATCTTAATCGCTGTCAAGAATGTCGTGTAGATGTCCAACTTGAGGAATATTGTTCTACTCAGCCCAGCGATATCAGTCATTCCGGACTCAGCTTCCTGTGAATTGTATAGTATTGACGTAGCTACCCGAGTTGCTAAGATCTCGGTCAAAAGTCTTCTCCCAATATGAGGATACGTTAGTAGATAGCTTCTGTGGATAATAGGCAAACTCTCATAGTTGTCTAATTCCCTCTTGTGCACCAGGGCTATCTTCTCTTGTTCTACGTACAAATAGGGATTATCGGGTCTTGAGGGGATATCCTCTTCTGTAAGTGGAGTTGGAAGATCTTCTTTAGGTTCATCCACTGGTTTGATGCAATGTGGGCAGGTTCGGTACACTCTAACGATTTTTCTTGGCTCACTTGATAGTAGCCGGTTGATTGTACAGAACTGGATGAGTCCAAGCATAGCCTGGAATTGTAGAGTTACATTTTTGGAGCCTTTTGCATACTCCAGTAGAGTATTTGTAGACATTGATAGGTGAGAAGCAGGTCCAAATGATGGCATCCATAATGATCCGTGGGCGAGTGCCATATCCAAATATCTATGCATCATTGATCCCTTTACGTGTTCTGGTATAGAGATGACCTTTCCAGGATCAAGATCTGTCACCGCCTTAAGCAAGTTCCTGATTGATTCGGCCCAGTTGGACTCCTCATCAATGAACCATCCTATGGCCCGTAGAAGTTTTATAGGACGCGTGATCAATGGTTCTGTCCCATATGCTGCTCTTGCGGATGTACTGTGTAACTTCTCCTTGGTTACGCTCCCTAAATATGGCAGGGATGACCCAGTGGTGAGTATAAGTCGATCAGGGTGACTTAACACAACATCGTTCACGACTACCTCTACATAAGAATCCGGGCGGTCTGTCTCGTCTTCCCCTCCTAGAAAATGATGAGGATATGGTGTGGAAATCCCGACAACATCCTTCTTCCATCCCTTTTTCCTCAAGTGTCTTATCTGCTCTGAAGGACAAAGACTCACTACCTCCTCACCCTGATCATAGTTAGTTCTCCATAGGAAATAATTCCAGGTTTTCTTCTCCCCAATAGCAAGTTTGGATACTACATCTTTGGAAGTCACTGTCATCCTAGAGAGGGTAACAGTTTTATCCACTTTTGAAGAGATTGATTCAGAGTATCCATACAGAGTCGCCCCAAGTATGTCATGACACAGTCTGACATTCACCTCATCCTTGGATGTTAACTTCTCAACCAAGGTTCCCATCTTTTTCTCTGCACTTATCTCCATTAGTTCTTGGAACCACCCGGCAAACTCAGATTGAGTGTCTAAAGATGTTATGGTTTCACTTATCAATCTTTTGATTAGGGTCTTGGAATTTGGCGGGCATAATAAATTTAAAGAAGTTGGATCTTGAATCAAATGCAAATAATCAATAGAGGGAGATAGAACAACCCTATACCAATTCTTAAGAGCAGTCTTCAAGGCACCAGTTGAGCCCTTTGTCAGGATCAACAACCACTGGTAATCCTTCATAGGAGGGTCCGAATATCCTCTCAAGATCATGTCGAAGTATGTTACAATATTGAACCCTCCCAACGTTTTTGGGATAGAAGCCATTGCCATCAGTCGAATCTCTCTAGAAAAACCATTTGGTTGCTCATCATCCCATATTGTCCCGTCTTTCATCCTTAATGTGAACCGATAACTATCAATATCCCAGTCCATCTTTTCTCCCACCAGCGGGTGATACCTAGAGAAGACACTAAGACATTGTAAGTGCTGCCATTTTGCTATAAAATACGGTACAGCTGGATGGATGTCCGCCATCACTGCAGCTTGAGAATTGGCAGTTACTGCTCCGAGTGCATTGTCGACAGTCATCAAGTCTTCATTTGAGAAGTAAAATATCCTAGATATCCTCTTCAGCGAACTACACAAAGGGACCCCCTTGTAGATTGGCATTTTTCCATATGAGAAATAAATATCTGATACCCATGTTTCTAATGGTTTTAAGGGTAATCCAACACCATTAAATACCTCCTGTAATCTGGATATCAGGGATTTGATCTTATCTGAAATTTCATTGATACTGGCTTGACTGTCGATTCCAGACAACCGAGCATTCTTCGAGTGAATTGTGACCATCAGTACCTGGTTGTCCCCCTGCCCCATAAGTCGAAATGATATCCCCAGCGAATCGCACACATAGGCAATCAACACAACAGTAAACACCGTCCACCCTTTCTGTCGGAGTCCTTCAAAACCTCGGATGTGCCCCTCATAAGACTTACCAGATTTATCATCAACCCATTGTAGGTCACTGTCGAACTTGGGGTTGTAAGATCCGTCTGCCAAGTAGATAGTGGAGTTCCTGAATATGTCATATGTTTTGTTATACAAAGTTGGTAACCCGAATAATCTCCCAAGCTCTTGAAACACATAATATGTTCCTTCCTTTCTCATATTTAGGTTCCACTTTTCAAAGTCCATGTTGATACAAAATGTTCTGGAAAACTCTCCTTGTTTCCCTTGAGATCGAGTTGCCCTAATCATCTCTTTTGCAAGATCCAGCATGTTATATGTCATAGTGATTCCGGGTATATAGGGTAATATGTTTTCAGATAACATGTTTTCAGTGATGACCACATAAGATCTCATCTTGAGGGTCATTAAGGCAAACATCCTCGCAACAGGGTTCATCTCTCTTTCTTTTGGATAGAGCCCGATAACCCTCTCTTCTATGTCTAGTCCATTCATTTTCTTATCGATTCCCCTTAATAGTCCATCACAATTTATTAAGCCGTCTTTCATCCACTTCAAGACACCTCTCCTAATGCTGGGATCCATTGCTGCTCTCCCTTCATCGGAACATTTCTTGATTTCTTCTCGGCTAGGGCTTATCGCTGTATCAGATACTATCATGGACAGATTGAATGTCGTTGGGATCGAAAATGTTTCCTTTGATTCAACCAAATCCCAATCAGACAAGTGGTATCTAGGATCTTTTGTATTGATTACAGCCCCAGTCACAACGTTCTCATAAAACCAGCATTCTTCACTTACAATACACTCTGGATATTTCCTGTTCTTCTTAAAGTATTCCATATAGAAGATCTCCTTGAATTTTCTACAGGCCAACAAACTCGAGTACTCGGAGATGAACTTTGTTGCGGTCCCTATCTTTTGAACCTTTTCCAGCCCCTTCAGCGCATCGACTTCAGGATGACCCCATAGCCGAAACAACCCCATCACCTGTGTTAAATGATGAGGAGTTACGTCGTCTGCACTAAGAAGCTGGATCAATTCTGTGGCGACATCTCTTTCGTTAGCTTCCAATCCCGACAGTGTATTAGATAAGAATTCTTCTGATCTTATATATTGTGAAGTCTCCTTCTTCAGTATAACCCCAGTCACCAGGGCCTCATACGTCTTCAACAAAGTATATCCAGAATTCCCAGACGCAAGCAACCATCTATCAAACACGTTGAACACCCTTTGTATTAGGGACACACTTGGGTAGACATCCGGAAATATCTTCCTACCGATGTAAGTCGCCATCAGCACATTGTCCCTTTCTGTTAACTTGTCTACTATCATTCTTAAGACATCCAACGAGTAGATTGAATCGATGACTCTTTTTGACCTTACAGCTATGAACTCACCCCATATGATGATTACCATTTGCCCCAACCGGAGACATGGTTGACCCGTGCTCTCATCTTCATCTAGACCGAATATCTTATGCTCACGTAGAGAATTGATTGCATTCGCGCACATTATCAATCTCTGGAATTTGATTTTTAACTGGGTGTGCTTGGACTTGATGATTGCTCGGTTGTCTAACATGTTAATTAATCGGTCTATCGGATCCCCCTTGACGGATAAGATCCCCATGTGTTTGAACTCTGCTTTAAGGAGACGTAGTGTTTCATCAAGCATAGGTATTTCCCTTGGTTCCTCCTTCTTGATTCTTCTAAAGATCTTAGCCAAGAGTAAGGAGGGATCTCCAGCAATAATATTAGGGAACGCAGATAGGATTCTATTGAATGCCTTCAGTTCTCTCTTTCGCCCTATCTTCTCTTTCATTTCATTCACACGAACTGGAGTGATCGCTGATCTTAAATGATAATCTCCCAAACCTCGCATGAAGGTTCGGAAGCCATCAAATATATCGTCCTCCATTTTGAGAAATGGAGATCTCAGTTTTTCTTATTTACTCATCTTATATATTAAAAGCAATAATCACAACGCAAATAAAATTGAATTAATGTATCAGCCATATGTGGTAGTTGATCAGACTACCGACAGTAATGAAGAGGCATATGATCCTGTTTGTTTGATAAGGCTATCACCTTTCTCAACATATACCACTTGAACTTCCATAGCAGCATCGACACAACAATCAAAACGTGAAGTAGAAGTCCTAACTCCCACAGCTCAAACTCCACTGAAATCATGGCAATCTCAGTTTTTCTTATATCATTGCAATACTCTCAAGACTTTTAGCCTTCGCTACCGTAACAGTCCGTATCCTGATTATGATATACCCGACTATCAGGGCCAACACTGAAAAAGCAACCACTTTGATCTCATGCTCAATCCCTCGCAGGAAATTAATCATAGGTCTGAACAACTGACGTACATTAATCAGAGTCCCTTCTGAGAAGTTCCCTGATCTTTCACTCGCAGACTTTACTACCCTAGCAAAGTCCATAACTTCGTTGTCTTTAAGTATGACACTGTGTATCTCGTTTGCTCTAAGTATATTCCCAAATTTACTGTTGTTCAGGTGGAATTCATTAAGGACTCCTTCAAATTGGTTTTTGCTTATCCTAGATCTCCCTCCTTTCTCGCATACTGCATTTTTGACATCTCGACCAGATTTGAGATCTATCCACACACGCCGTCCTCCACATGTAGCCCAGACAAGGGTGCCATTGTTGCATGTGACAGAACCACTATCGACTGAGCAGTTTCCTATGAGACGACATTTAGCAGGAGGGAGTGGATCGTAATAGAACCCGTCTACGTATGTAACTCTCCTCCTAATTTCAAGGCAATCCTGATGACAGTGGACACTCTCTCTCATTTTCAATGCCATGTTAATACTGGAGATTGTCTCCTTGACTGCCACATCAGAACTTTCAATCACATATGGATACCAATCGTTGAAGTCCACCTTCCCTAGTTTAAACACTAATCCTCCCACGTCTGTGTATATTTGTTCAGGACATGATGTATCAACCTTAGTATAGTTGACCAGGGATATCCCCTGTGAGGGGCAATAAATATCATCTAGATCTTCCTTATCTTTATAACAAGAAAGATGAGATATCGGGTGTTTCCATGGGCATACCTCGGAAATTGGTACATCATCCCAAACATACGTGAAATCTCCATTGTTGTGTGTCTTCTTTGATATAGGCACTGCCACTCCGTCAATCAGGACCTTCCCAGCCCCTTGATGCAGATAAGCCGACATCGTCAGTGTCTCAATACTTAAATGTTTTACCTCCCGAATTTCAGTTCTAGCCCAGCTAAACTCAGGCTCTATCTCGAGATCCTCACTTACACATCCTGCTTTGTTCTTGCATAGGTTATGGAAGGCCCCGTTACACTCTTGAGTTGTAGCAGGTTCCCATGTAATTTCTTTAGCAGAAATCAATCGTGAGAATGTCCAAGTCTCTGTGAAGCTCTGTTTCATGATCCTCCAGATACATCTGCCGACAACTATTGACGTTGGGTCCTCTTGGCTTAAAATTGACACCTTCACTTGCTCTCCTAATATAGTATCAGAACAAGATTTAAAGCACTGGGTGACAGTTGGGACTTCATCTGTCTTATTACAGGATAAGATAGAGAGCCCGTCTCCAGTGATTACGGATACGGAAAGGGTGATTATCCAGACAAGACTTAATTTCTGCATCTTGGATCTGGATACCCGGGATTACTTGCTTGTTGATCTCAGTTTTGTTTATTTATTTAATTATTCCTCCATTAATTTATGATAGCTAAATTATCATCTCCTTACCTAGCCTGTGCTTAAATCTATATTAAGACCTAGGGCTTCGATACTACCGGTAAGGATTCTGACTCCCGATAAGTGGTTGATAGCAGATAACCAGGGTTAGAATCTCTGAGTTCAATGGCCTTTGTCTCAGATACTTCTTTGACTCTGACCTCCTTGAAGCTTAGATCCAACATCCCTATCACATCTCCCTTCGGATTCCTCCTCTTAAAAGTAGCATCAGCCACTATTTTCATGTCTGGAAACTTAGTCCCGACATATCTAACAAGAAGATATTCGGGGAATATATATTTGTAGCGAGTTGCATCTGTCATGTAAACGTTAGACTCTGTAGATCTTGTGATTGATAGATGTTGCTTTGCGATTTCAGGAGAGAACAGCCACGTAAACAATTTTGTTGCCCTCTTTAACAGCCCCTTGTCAAGTGATGATTTCCCGATGAGAAACTCTATAGAATCTCCATTCATACTTAGTGCTCCCCCTTCATCTATGAAGTGCAGAGTTGAGAGAGCATCAATCTTAATGAAGATAAATCTAGTAGATACTTCGGTTGCCATTTTGTCCGTGTTGGTCTCAGTTTTTATTAATTATCACTTATTTATCATATTTTGTATTGTGATAACATTAATGCACCTATAATGGTGAACCAGGCCTAGGCATTGTCCTTATAACATACCCACATGCCAGCATTATTTGTGAGACTTCTGTCTCTAATTTGCCATCCTCAGAAGTGAGAGGTTGGATGCACTCAGGCTCCTCATTTCAGAGAAGCCCCTTCCCTCTGGTGTCTCTCCAAGTTCGAAGAGTACTACCACGGATTTGTACCCGCAGCTAAGGGTGAGCTTTGCACCTTCCAGATCCAGTACTATGCCAGACGTAGTGGTCCCCTTCTTCGGGGTCAGTTTGACCTCTATCCCTGCATTGGTTGAGCGGAGTGCGAGGTCACTGTCATTGATCTTCCAGACCAGTGACCCTTTCCCCTCGGCCCATGAGAATTTCTTCGAGGCATCTACGTCGACAGTGACCTTGCTCAGCTTTCCTGCAACTGAGACCTCGGAACCAACGAGAACGGCGGCCATTATGATCTCAGTTTTTCTTAATTAACAACTTACTTCCTAATAAGGGGAAATTGTAACTGGTGGATCCAATTCCTCAAAGGTAATTGAATCATTCAATTGAGCATCACGAGGGATATCAAGAAAGATTTCCACAGTAGGATCGAATACTAAAAGAAACTTGCAAACGCCAGCGGACATAGTTATCCCTGAAGTGTCATCAGAAAACAATATACTAATACATTGCCCATTATCATCCCTAGACCTAGGAATGAGTTCTGCACGAACGAATCTGGACCCTCTGCGTTTAATAATCGCCTTCCACTCTCTCTTGTCCCAACTCACACCCCTAAAGTCTCCTCTCGTTAAAGAGGTTCTTGGGCGTGGTGATACCATTTTAACTGCAATACATCTTCCTATTAACCTTAACTCATCCATCTTGATCTCAGTTTTTCTTAATTAGATAGATAACTTCTCTAGACGTTCCACAGGGACCACAACGTCTGGTAAAGTCCCTACAGAGATTGACACCTTGAATAAAAACATAGATATACGACACTCAGATGTCATGGTCACAAAGCTAGATTGATCATCACCAACTGTGATCATCAACCGCTTTAAATATGATTGAACATGACGCTCTGGAACTAAACGGAAAGATAAGCCTCCCTCGGGAGAAAGAGACATCCCCCAACTTATTCCCTTCTGGTCCCACATAAACCTAACTCGACAACCCTCCTTTAATACTTGACCTTCCACAATTTGATTCGCTGAAGCATAACCTTTTATTACACAGCACGGCATTGTGATCTCGTTTTTCTTACTTCTTCTCATCAGTGATTGCAACACCTTGATAGGTTTTCTGCACATCCCCCAACTTGATCATCTGGTATGTTATCCCAGTTGTAGGGATTGGTTCATTTGAGAGACGAAATGATGGGCTGACCACTAAACTCCCTACTGCAGCCCCGTAATTGACCCCTTCTAGCTTAGTTGATATCGTGATCGTATATGGGCAACCTTCTTCCAGGGGGCAGCAAGAGAATCCAGATATCATTAGATTGGCCTTCGAGGATGTGTCTAAACTTATGTTGCTGACAACTTCCGAAGCTGAGAACCTCCTGTCTGATACAGATATCCCGATAGACCCCGTGCTCCTTTCCGTGATTACTGGGGTGTATTTCACCACGATTGACTGCAAAGAAGCATAAGCATACTTAGGACCAATGCAAGAAAAGATACTATTCGGCACTGAGAATTCAATATCTGGATTGATTAGCTCATTCCTGATGTAAATTTTCTGGGTCTTGCCACATTGATTTCCGAATTTCGAAGACATCTTGATCTCAGTTTTTATTATTTATTAATCTGACTCACCTGCAAAGCTGATATCCCTCTTAATCCTCCTCCTTAAAAGTCGGCATACGGGTCCTTCTTAATTGGCTTTTCAACTTTCTTCTGGATGGATTGTCCATAAGTGATTATCTGCTCTTTGTAGATTCCAAGAGTGTCCTCAGATGTATTCTCTAACATGACTTCATCATACATCTCATCTGTTATCATAACCGTGCATTTCTTCATCAAAGGGGACTTTATGTGATGATCCTGAAATCCCAACTTTTTCAGGAATTCATTGTAATTCTTCTCCCTGCTCGTTTCAGTCGTTTGATCTAATGCCCAACTAGCAACAGATGCTGGCCTTGAGCTAACAGCCATGCTTCCCTTAAATTCATTGAGGACCCCATTGAATTTCCCAATCAGAGAACCCATCTCCTTCATTTTGGCATCAAGCTCTTTAATCATCCTAGTTTCATTATCAGCAACCTTCTTAGATATCCCAGACATCTTATTCACTTCATCACTAAGGCGGACAGCTGTGTCTTTAAAGTCTTTCTCAACTGCCACGTGTCTTTCTCCCATAACTCCGAGAAGGAAGAAATCAAGATGAGATGCATAAATCTTCTTAGACATATGGAACTTCCGTGTTAAGACATTCACCCACTCCTTCCTGACTGCAATCCCGTGATCTTGACATTCTCTTTTCAGATACCCTATCATATCATCCACCTTGGTAATTAGATTGTCTCCTTCATCTGCAACAATGTCAGTAGTGACATGTTCTTCAGCATCAGCAGGAGACTCGATCACATCAGTTTCACCATCATCAAAGATTCCATCAAGCCCCATTTCATAGGTTGTTCCAACAACATCATTCGGAACATCCCCGAATAGCGCATTCTCACCAGAGATTCCACTTGCTTTCTTATCCATCTCGCTAGCAAATTCAATTTGTTTCAGAAATCTGTAAGTAAGTAAAGATTATGAGATGACGTTCTCAGTTTTTCTTATTTAGGAAATACCTTACACACTGATACAAATTACTTATTAGCAGAGGAGCAGGTTACATTCCGAACACTTCATCCGCCTTCTCTTTTCCAGCCCGCGAGGTGGAGGCTTTTTCCTGGTGCACCAGTGCTTTCCTCATACTGTCTGAGTACATCCCCATATTACGTTGTGGTGCAACACTGAAGATATATCCAGCAGCCCTGGACATTTCAGCTCGAATGTTAGCAGGGACTCTCTCTATTCCAACAATCTTTGTTGGCTCTTGTCCAGCACCAAATGCCTCATACTTTTGCAGAAGACAGACTAATAGGTATACTAACTCAGGACAGTTCTTGGTCTGGAGCTCCTGGAAGTACGCGGGACTCATGATTCTTGCATACCTGAAATATGGAGGTTTCCTAGTAGATGTCCTCGACTCAAAGTTCTTGAGAATCTTAGCAATCCCCTCCAGTGCAGGCAGTGTCTTCGGTGATACCATTTCCTCTAGGAGCCACTGCATCCCCAAATTAGATTGTTTTTGGACCTCTAAGAAGAGTTTATATGCGTGCATTCCAGTCAGAGAAAGAGGGAGTGATGCCAGATATCTGACCATTTGGAAAGATTTGTCCCCTACTGATAGTGCATTCTCAGCAGCAGATATAACCCTGACCCAGGTGTGCCCAATTTTGGGATCTGAGATAAGATAGTTCTTCAACCCTGCTAACCAATCTGCATTGGGCTTCGGTACGGCTGTTATAGGTGATTCTCCATAAAAATTGGTATATCTCTCTAGCATCCCGTTCCACCCATCTACTATGTTGCTCTGTTGTTTAACAATTAATTTCATCAGGAAAGCAGAGATGAAACTCCCAAACCTAATGATAGTCTCATCATCTTGAGATCTCACCTGTTGTAGGTCATGATCTGTATTGTCTCCGAAAATAAGGTCAGCAGTTGCTTTCTTCTTCTCCGCCTCTGACTTACCAGCTGTTTGCGAGTCTGACAATTCTGTGGTGACGTATATTTTGTTCTTAATTTCCTGTGGAAGATCCGATCCTCCCTGAGGAATATAGTCTTTGAACACCAGATCATTTGATCCTGCTGCAGGTGTCAACAGTCTCTGCGCTAAGAGATATATGGCATATTGATATCCCGCAGCGCACTTTGTGGTTTTCATACTCTCAAACAGCTTGTATGAGAGATGCACAGCTTGCTTAACTGTGACATTGGTTAAGGTATAAACTGGGATAGCCTGAAAACTTTCATTAGAAAAGGTTTCACCAGTGATCAAATGAGTGGAGATATCAGTTGGTATGTCCTTGAAGAGGTCAGTGACACGCTTGTCAAGCGGACTCTTGTGCTCATTTGCCATTTTGAAAACTTCCAAATATTAGTTGTGATTAATGAGAGTGGCGATCTCAGGTTTTATTTTAATCCGCAGATTGGGGCCATTGCACCTAGGTACCCAGGGTTGGGGTCACCAATGATTCAGGTTGTTCGATCACTGGTCGTG